GCAACTTGCCCGCATAGTAAAACCTTTAATTTTCTTCATAAGGCAATTGAGTTTACTGAATTTTCTGGGAAGTTTGAAGACTTTCTTGTTGGACTTGCGAACGCACTGCTTGTTCTTGGGGCCAGACTTGCGGCAATTCTTCATTTAAGGTTTATAATATTTAAAATTCATGTCATGTCTACGCCAAGCTCCAAACTCCACGGGGTTCTCAAATTCAAAGACCATGTTTACAGTCATCGCATCTTCGATCACATGCCCGGGTTCTATCAGCATCTGGACATTTGATACTAGGCAGAGCGCTGGAGCTTTTATCATAGCCAAGGGATACAAGGCCGAACATTGGGACCTGATGCATATAAGTGTATATGAATCAGATCTGAACTCATACAAGTCGGCGACTCTCTCTCTACAGAGTATCGAAGACTTTTACAAGGAGACGAAGAATGAAATAATAGATGCGATTCAAGCACCAGCTCGTCGCTGCTTGCAAGGGCAGTTAAACAATAGTGTTGTGTAATATGTATATGGCGACCATTACGATTAAGATTGATAGCGATACTCTTGCGCGCGAGGTTCTAGAGACTCTAGGCTACATTGACTATGATGAGCCCCCCGAGCTCATCGATGATGACGAAGAGGAGGAGGAGGACGAGAACGAGCCTTAAACAATAAAATCTTGTAGAAAATAAGATGGAACTCAGTATACGAGATCCAAAAAAAATAGACTTTTTCAAAAAGCGGGCCGACAAGGAACTTGCCCTAAAAAACGCACAGGAACGGCTTGCCGAACACAAGAGCCGTTCTGTAAATTCAATTTTCCCCAGTGAAATTTATGAATCTCCTAAACTCATGTATTCTTGTGAGTATATAAGATTGCTTGAGGATGTAATCAAAGCCAAGACCTCGCTCGAAGTTATGGACATGGTCCTTGAAGGACTCATGCGTGAGAGAATTGCGATACTCGAGGAGTTAGCCTCGGCGTAGGCGGTTGATGTACGCATTGTGTTGCTTCATATTTGCTGACTTTTTAGCGGCAGATTTACCGAGACGAGTGGGTTTTATCGCTACTAGAATAGTTCCATTCGGATTCACGACGGTTCGGAACTTATTTTTAGGAAGGTGCTTCTGGCGAGCCAACCAGCCGCGCAGGGCTGCCTGAATCTTCTTGGCGGCTATGTTCTTTTGTACGTTGATGTTATGAAACCACGGCTGACGACCAATAGGTGAACGACGAGGTGGACTCATCGTGTTGCTGGACCTCAACATAGCCATGATCGGCTGATTCCTCGGGCGAATAGCATTCTGTCTAGTGAGTGAATATACAACGTGGGAAGGAGTCCGTGGACTATTTGGCATTTAACTTAACATATATTAAATTTTACGCAGGTCCTGATCAGGGTCTGCCCTTGTTGCGTACCATGCCTTGGGGGCTTTTCTTTTAGAAATGAGGATGTAGCGGTACACACGGGCCACCGCCCATTGAGGGGCCGTCGCGCCCGGCCGGCTCCCTCCAGTTTTCCACGCCTTTAAGCCTCGATTATAAACCGTGTTGAGCGTCGAACGACTAATTCCCGTTCGCCGAGCAATAGCCTCTTTATTAAATTTAAGACCCGGGTAAGTCTTGTGAAAGAGCTGAGTCCAGTGAGACTTTTTGCGAGTCCCTCCTTTATTTGACTTGGCGAGCCCTAGGCGCACATAGGGCGTCGTGCGCCTTTTCATGAGTTCTTTTGCGCGTGCAAACTTGAGTGTCCGTGATAGACCCGCAAAATATCTTTCTGGCCATGATTTCTTTTTGATAATTACGTGTCTCGGGTGCATTACAATTACAACGGAAAAATAGTACCGATGACCTTGCCACATTCTACCGCCACATCACGGTGTTCTTTCTGGGTTATTAACAGTTTATATTCTTAAGTAGATGTAATGTATGAAGTGCCTCCCCCAGAACGCAACTGTGTAGACCACTGCTATGAAAAAACTCCTTTACCTGCGATTATCGGAATTGTTACGAGTATATTATTTTATAAGAAAACCAAGCTAGTGTTGGCAACTCCTGTAATTTTTATTATTACATGGTGTTTGGCGTGGGCTATTAGGAGTATATACAACGACAAGTTCAGAGGACCTAGCTGCCCGTGTGGATTTATATAAAGACTTAAATTTTATATAATATATGAGGAAGGCGCATATTCCCTACCATTTCTTTAAAGAATAGCGCTTCTACTAAGATATGGGCTGGATTTATCAAATTAAAAATATTGAAAATGGAAAATCTTATATAGGACAAACTACTCAACACAATGTAGCTACTCGATGGTATGAACATTTAAAAACAATAAAAACCGCATCCGAGACTCCTTTGATAAGAGCATTTAGAAAATATGGAATTGAAAAATTTATTTTTCAAATTATTTGTGAAATCGCAAATGAAAAACTTGATGAAAAAGAGGTTGAAGAAATATGTTCTAGAAACACCCTTTCACCCAATGGATATAATCTAAGACATGGCGGTGCTCGAGGTAAACATTCATTTGAAAGTATTGAAAAAATAAGAGCCTCTCATATAGGAAAAGTTCATTCAGAAAAAACAAAAGAAAAGCTGCGACAAATTAATTTGGGTAATACGCATACAGCTGAATCAAAAGAAAAAAATAGAATTGCAATGATTGGTAAGAAAAAAACACCTGAAGCTATTAAAAAATCCGCACTTGCTAGAACAGGTCTAAAACGTTCAGCTGAAATATGTGAAAAAATGAGAAAACTCAAGCTAAAATCAGTAGAACAGTTTACCATCGAAGGCAAATATTTGAAAACTTTTGAAAGTATAAAAATTGCTCAAAAAGAAACTGGATGCAATGATGTTTCTAAATGCTGTAGAGGAAAATATAAACAAAGTGGAGGATTTATATGGAAATATAAAGACCACATATCTTTAAATATTAATGAAGAAAGCGACAATACCTAAAGCACTTCGTGAACAAGTATGGATAAATTGCATAGGAAAAAAGTTTGAACACAAGTGCCTTGTGACTTGGTGTGAAAATATTATTAACGTCTTCAATTTTGAAACGGGGCACAATATTCCCGAAAGTAAAGGAGGAACCCTTGACATCTCCAACCTTAGGCCCATTTGTGCAAAGTGCAATAGGTCCATGGGTGATAATTTCACCATCGATGAGTTTTCTTCAATTTCCAAGAGGACATCGCGTCTGTGGGAGTGTTTCAAGTACAGTGAAAAACCCGTCTAGCCAGAGCCAGAGCCAGAGCCAGAGCCAGAGCCAGAGCCAGAGCCAGAGCCAAATGACGTCTCAAAAATTAAAGAGCTGAAATCTATACTAGAAGATGTATCTTTATTAAGATACTGTTTAGTAATATCGTCGAGAATTGGAAACCCAGGTGCTATCCAATTCATATCAAGCTTCCATTTCTCTTTAAGAAGGTAAGCAACATATACTGATCCAATAGATCCAACTTTACACAGCCACGGCCATCTGTCTTTGTTTTCTGGGTGAAGATCTGAATCCTCGTTTGAAAATTCTAAGACTGCTGGCGAGTCCCATGAAGACGATAACAAGCCATTTGGAATGTAATATTTATTAAATTTACTTGGTAAAACAGTGTTAATATAAGTAACCGCAGCTGATATATCTACTACCACATCTGTTTTATAATAATATTTTGGTAACAGGAATTTTTGAGTAATTTCATATCCCAACGCAATAACTTCTTGTGCAGTCTTTCCTGTATCGTTCATAACGTCGCTCGTCCATAGAACTCGCCCGTTATCAGGGAATGGGAAGCCTCCCATACCTGGCATGCGAGTAGCCAGACCAGTGTATATGTATGCGACCATATGTAACATTGTACGATCTCTTATATCTTCTCGAGTTGCTCCTTTTGGTTCACCACTTGAATAAGCAGTATCAAACACTGTGTTTAGTTCAGAATCTGAAGAATATTTTAGAGTTCCTTCGGGCAAATATTTATTTATGAGATCATATGAATTTGTTCCTTTAATTTGATTTATTGCAATTGTGCAAAAGTCTTGAAGTTTATTATATGTATCCCTGATATCATATGGTAATGTCCAGTTCCAACAGTCTGAATTGCCATTTTTATTTTGACATTTCCAATTACCTGATGGAAGTGGAGTTCCGACTGGGAATACCTGATGGGCTGTTGGACGGTTCGCCCCTTCCATATAAAATAATGTATACATGAACTGCGCGTCAGTCAAATACGCTAGGGATGGCATAAATTGTTTAGATATGATATTATATGATGATTTTCTAACTGAAATAATCAAAATTACAATTATCAAAATTATAATTATTAAATTCTCTTTCATTTAATTATGTCTATATAATTAAATGGGACTCTTCAGTAAATTTCCAGACAAAGATTCTTCGAGTCCCTCTTCGAGTCCCTCTTCGAGTCCCTCTTCGAGTCCCTCTTCAAATGTGACAATGTACTTTATTCTAATTGCGGTGATATTAGCACTTATAGTTGGGGCAGTATTGTACTTCTAAAAGCCTTAGAGACGACGTTCGTGTACAAACAAAAGATGTGTGGAATTTTTGCCGGACCGAATCCTCCACCCAATGACAAGCTGTCCCATCGCGGTCCAGATGATTTTACACATGTTCGCGTCGATGATACACACCTCATGTTTTGGCGCCTTGCTATCAATGGGCTTGGTCCAGTAGGAACTCAGCCGATCGAGCACAATGGAAAGTTTCTAATCGCAAATGCTGAAATTTACAATCATCTGGAGCTCGGTGGAATCCCTGGCCAGTCTGACTGTGAGATCATTCTCCAGCTCATAGAGGAGCATGGTCTATTCCGTACGTGTGAGATTATGAGCGGTGATTTTGCTTTTGTATATACGGATGGAAAGCACACTTGGGCTGCTCGCGACAGTGTCGGTGTCCGTCCTCTCTTCTATTGTAAGGTTCCAGGTTGTGATATTTCGTTCGCTTCAGAGGTCAAGGCACTTTTGCACCTAGGCGGGTCAGTTGAGATATTCCCACCGGGTACGCTCTATGACCCAAAACTCAACCGTTTCATCACATGGGCCCCAAACTACTGGGATCATCCTCGGAATGATAACGATGTGGATTTTGTGAAGGAACACGTTCGACACCTGCTAACCGAGGCAGTCGAGAAGCGCGTGAATAATACCGAGCGCCCGGTCGGTTTCTTTCTGAGCGGAGGTCTCGACTCTTCGATCGTGGCCGCACTCGGAAAGAAGTTTCTTGGAAAGATCAAGACCTTTTCCGTTGGACTTGAGGGTTCACCCGACCTTCTCGCCGCTCGTAAGATGGCAGACTTTCTAGATTCTGACCATACAGAGGTCAAGTTTACTGTCAAAGAGGGGCTTGAATCTATCCGGGACGTCATTTGGCACCTCGAAACTTTCGACACGACCACAGTTCGCGCATCTATTCCAATGTATCTTTTGAGTAAATATATTAAGGAAAATACAGACGTGCGTGTTGTTCTGAGTGGCGAGGGTTCTGATGAGCTATTCGGTGGTTATCTGTATTTTCACGATGCTCCAAACGTTGAAGAATTTCGGCACGAGACAAACCGACTTGTGCGTGATGTCCATATGTATGATGTGCTCAGGGCGGACCGTACAACTGCTGCCAATGGCCTTGAGCTTCGCGTGCCATTCTTTGACCGCGATGTTGTTGACTATGTCATGGATGGTTTTGACTCTGACCTGAAGATGCCCCGTGGAAAGTGGGAGAAGTATCTGCTGCGCGATGCGTTTGATGATATGCTTCCAACGGAAATTTGTTGGCGTCAGAAGAACGGCATGAGTGATGCGGTTGGTTATGCATGGGTCGATGCTCTCAAAAAGTATGGTGAAGACAAGTATCGTACAATTTTCGAAAAATATTTTGGTAAAAATTTCCATCTTTGTCCATACACGTGGATGCCTAAGTGGTCGAATGCGACTGACCCAAGCGCTAGGTTCCTTACACAATTTACTTCTTAGTAGTTATTATGGAAACGTGGCTTAAATGGATCCCAGTAGCAGCTCTAACGGTAAGTACTGCCAGCTTTTTGTTCGCTCTTGGTGTTCTTTATCCTTGGCACATTGAACTTTCTCGAGAGTTTAGAGAACTTATGAACGCGTGCGAAAAAACGAGTGGTTTTCACGCCTAGATAGAGTTCTGAGCAGTTTTATTAAAAATGCTTATCCAAAACCCAACGGTCGGTCAATGGATCAAGGGGGACTTGTCGTTTCTGAACAGGAAAGAAGACGTCTTCAAGAACAAGACGGCTGAAAAAGATGAAAAGTATATTCGTGAAAATAACTGGGCGTGGGGTCTATTTTGTAGTTCTCTTCCGAGCCACGGTTATAAACAGAGTGGAAAGTGGTCTGGAAAGTTTGGGCAACTTATTCTTCAAGAAATGATTCCGGGCGGGTGGAAGCCTAAGAAGAAAAAGGAGGATAACCGTCAGAAGGGTATTGAACTAGACTGGGAAGACGAGAATTACGTGTACGAGTTGAAGACACAGTTTCACCTAAGTGGAGGGACTGCGCAAGAGAAGATTATAGCTGTACCCATCAAGTACGTAGATGCGCCCAAACTGTTCGGCAAGCCTATGCGCATCGTATGTTTTGCAGGGGCAGAGGGGTATGCGAAGGAATTTCTTACAGACTGCCCACAAATTCGGCAGCAGCTCGATCTCTGGAAGTCGTGGGGAATTGAATATATTTGGGGTTCTGACCTAATTAAAGATACCCCCCCTTAATCATATATGGAGTCTTATATAAATCAGCCAATGTACACGTACCTAGGTAATAAGCGCAAACTTCTTGAAGGAATTATAGCATCTGTAGAAGATGTCAAGGCTCGTCTCGGCAAGGACACTCTTCGGCTCATGGATGGGTTTACAGGCTCAACTGTTGTAGCCCGTGCCCTTGTTCCACATGCTTCCGAACTTCATACTAACGATCTCGAATGGTATTCTTATATAGCATCCAATTGCTTCATCAAGACGCCGACCCCCTCACAACAGGAAGAAATTCGCACACACATTGCGAATATGAATGCAATTACTCAGTTCTATCCGGGAATCATCTCTGAAATGTACGCCCCAGCGGATAGTGAAAATATCAAGGCGGGTGAGAGGTGCTTTTTCACGCGCGAAAACGCACTGCGTATTGACACGTGGAGAGAATACATCGAAGACAATGTGAGTCTTGAATTGCGGCACTGGTGTTTGTGTCCCGTACTCGTTCAGATGGCTATTCATGCAAATACAATGGGGCATTTCAAGTCATTTATTAAGAACAAAGATGGTGTAGGAACTTTTAATACGAATAAACGCATTCTAGACCCACTTGTCCTAGAGGTGCCGACATGGCACGATTCGCAACTCCAGGTTCATACTCATAACGAATCAACGAATGATCTTTTACAAAAGATGCCAGATAGTTCACTCGATCTCATTTATTTCGACCCCCCGTACAATGCACACGAATATGGTGCTTTTTATTTTTTGCTGAATGTTGTCGCAAAGAATGAGCGTCCGAAAAACGTGAATACAGTGACAGGGCTTCCCAAGGATCGCGTCAAGTCAGATTATAACTACAAGGTGAAGGCAATTGATGCCATGAAAGACTTGCTTGAACATTCTACACGGGTCGCCAAATATGTGCTTGTCTCATACAATGATGAGGGCATAATTGGCGCACCTGAATGGCAGAAATTGCTTGAACCGTATACAAGTGAGAGGCAGGTTCGTGAATATCAAAGGTACTCGGCGAGAGGTTCAAAGACAGGTGAAGGACGTGGGGAAGTGCAGGAAATTCTATATTTAATCACTCGTCGTGAAGGTCATCAGACAGAATAGTTTCTATACTTTGAAGGCGGCGCTCGAGATATGTAAAAGCAATTGAAGTAACGAGCACAAATGACCCAACAAAAACAGCAAGACCCATCAGTTCGACATACATCTTTCTATTTAGAAGTATATCCTTTTAAATAAAAAAGAAAAACAAACAATCCGAGTACAATAAAGAATGTAATTAGAGCTTCAATCTTGTGTCGTAAAATGCACATACTACCAATCTTTTGCGCAAGACCTCTCATCAAATG